CATCTATGCTGCCTATCCACATCTAATCAATTCAGATTACATTCTATTTCTAGACGAAGACAACTGGTATGAACGAGACCATGTTGAAACGCTAGTCAAGACTATTGAAGAAAAGGACCTTGACTTTGCATATTCACTCCGTCAAATCTATTCTCCTGACCGCCGCTTCCGTTGTAATGACAACTGTGAAAGTCTAGGCAAGTGGCCGATCTTTATGTCCCGCAGTTCACCACATGGTCCGCAGTTTCTAATTGACACATCATCGTTCTGTTTCAAGAGAGAGTTTATCCAGAAAACATGTCACTTCTGGCATACAGGATGGGGTGGTGATAGACACTTCCTCTATGCGGTAAAAGACCATGCTAAGTATGACACGAATGGTAAGCACAGTCTTTGCTATCGTTTAGATGGCAATCCTAACTCGGTGACCGAACAGTTTTTCATCGAAGGTAACAAAACACAAGAAGCATATTATGGAGGGAGATATCCGTGGCAAAAGATTTGATAGTTGGCGTAGTAGATAACTACGACTGGGATAAGATAAAGTATTGGGCTAACTCAATAAAGCAATCCGGTTTTGATGGATACAAAGCACTTATAGTGTTCAACATGGATGCTCCAACAGTTAGAAAGTTGACCGAAGAAGGATTCTCTCTTATTGGTGTGAACCAATTTGACGAAGAAAAAGGATTCGTCTACACAGAACCAAATCGATCTATCATGGTTGATAGATTTTTTTATATCCATAACTTGATCAAAATGTTGGATGATAGTATGGATGTTAGTCGAGTAGTTATTACAGATGTTCGAGACGTAGTATTTCAGGACAATCCTTCAAATTGGATGGATCATTTCTTCTTACATGGTTTCGATCTTATAGTTGGTTCTGAAAATTTGAACTATGCTGATGAACCATGGGGTAAGAATAATATCGCCAAATCTTTCGGCGAATACTTTTTTGAACAATTACATGATGCACCAATTTATTGTGCTGGAGTGATTGCAGGTACCACAGACTCTATTAGAGATATGTGTTTGAATCTATATCTGATATGCAAGGGATTAAATCCTCATGTTGAAGGTGGCGGAGGACCAGATCAAGCCGCATTAAACATTATGCTTGACCTTGGAGTCTATGAGTTCTCCACACTATTTACCGATCCATCGAGTGGTTGGGTTCTTCATGCAGGAACTTCATTGCCCGCAATTCAAGCAGGTTCAGGCGGGATAGGTCAGGCATACATGCAAAATCCTAATATGTCATTACCATTCTTAATGAACCTGGAATACAGCATAGATAATAATGACGTTTTCGTAAACGGTCAAAAGATAACAATTTTACACCAGTGGGACCGTGTGCCTGCGTGGAAGAGAATGATTGAGGAAAAATATGGCGCTAACTGACGAAGACTTTATGACTATTGAGGAACTAGGTAGCAAGTGGCCCTACGACTGGGTTTCTACAAAAGGACTTGCTCCCTACATCAAACGACTCGGCGAGAACGTTACTGGTATTGAGATTGGTACCTGTCGTGCCGAGTCTACGGCATATTTGCTAGAGAAGTGTCCAAACATTCAGCGTATCTTTACTATCGATCCTTATAAGGCATATCAGGATTGGAACATTGAGATTACGCAGAATGATGTTGATAGATTTATGGCTGCAGCCAAGAAGAATCTAGATCCATATGGTGATAGGGTTAGAATGATTAGAGAAACATCCACTGAGGCAGTAAGTAACTTCACTGATACGCTTGTTGACTTTATCTTTGTTGATGGCGATCATTCATATGATGCCACATTAGCTGACTGTGAAGCATACTATCCATTTCTAAAGCCAGGCGGTTTCTTTTGTGGACATGACTATAGTTCCATTGAAGATGTTTATCGTGCTGTGAATGATTTCAGAGACAAGCATGGTATCAAATCGCCTATCAATCTATCTACCAACTCCACTTTCTTCTGGTATAAGTAATGAAAATTTTACGACTAGGATTTTCTGATACATTCTCTACTGCCATAAACTTCTTTACCGAGGCATTAGGTCGCAGATTTCAGATTATTCGTGACGATGTAAATCCAGAGTATCTAATCTATGGTGAAGGAGTCTATGGACAAAATCACCGTAGATTCGGACCAGAAGTCACTAAGGTCTTTTATACTGGTGAGAATGTTAGACCACCATGGAATGAATGTCAGTTTGCTATGACATTTGATCATGAGAATAGTTCTCGCCATTATCGTCTACCTCTTTATGCGATTGATATGTGGGGTGCGGTGACCGAAGGTTGGACCAAAGACTATTATCAGTTGGTTCATCTGAATCATGACTATGAAATAGAATATGATACCAGAGGATTTTGTTCTTTTGTTGTATCTAATCCTAATCAAGAAATGAGAAACAAAGCATTTCATTTCATCAATGATTATAAGCAGGTCGACTCCGCTGGACCTCATTATAATAACGTTGGATATGTTTTGCCTAGAGATAAACTAGTTCACAAGTTGATGTTTTTGGATAGACATAGATTCAATATCTGTTTTGAGAATGGTTCATATCCTGGTTATGTCACAGAGAAGTTGCTCAATGCTCTACAAGTAAAGACTATGCCAATCTATTGGGGATCGCCAACAGTCGAAAGAGATTTCAATACAAGTGCCTTTATCAATGCATCGGATCATGGTGATTTCAACAAACTAGTAGACTACATCAAACACCTGGACTCATCGGCTGGCAAACGAGAGTATCTAGATATTATTAGTCGGCCTGCCTTCAAGAATGATGTTCCTAACTGTTATACCAGTATGAATAATCTCTGCGCCTGGTGGGAAACATTTGTAATGGGTGATAAATGAGATTGTTATTTGTAGTTCATAGATACTATCCCTATCCAGGTGGTTCAGAGTATTACGTCCAGAACATGGCAGAAGAAATGCTTAGACGTAGGCATGATGTTACCGTTTTGGCTCATGAACATCAAGGCGATCAGAATGGCATTATTGTTTCTAATGATTATAACACCATTCTAAATCAAAAGTGGGATCTTATCATTGTTCATGGCGGCGATGTTATCTCACAGAATATCATTCATATCAATGCCGATAAACTTCGGTCTCCTGTTCTTTATCTAATCGTCAAGCCTTCTGATAGTGAAGTTTGTGTGAATGGACTAAAGCATCATCGTTTTCTTGGTTACTCTACATCTATGGATATAGAATATCTCAAGAAACATGGTGTATCAGAAAAAGGTCGCCGTGTTCGTCATGGTATCGTTCCTGAATTATATTTTAGAAATATTATGAATAAGACAAAGACCATCTTCGTCTCCGCTGGCGGATTCTGGTCACATAAGGCAATGACACCTCTCGCCGAAGCATTCACTAAGGCAAACATTCCAGATGCCGAACTTCATCTATACGGATATGGTGAGAAACATTTGATGCCTGCCGAAAATGATGTTGTCAAATGTTTCTTCGGTATGGATAAAACAGAAGTATTGCTGGCTATCAATGCGGCCGATGCCTACATTATGAACTCATATGAGGAAGGATTCGGTCTTGTTCTATTGGAAGCAATGATGAATAAGACTCCGTGGTATGCGAGAGCTATTGCGGGAGCTAAAGATATGTGCTATTATGGTACCACTTACAATGATGAACAGGAACTAATGGAACTTCTTCGCAATCATGAACGGAATGATTGGAAGATTGAAGATGCCTACGATTATGTGATGGCAAATCATACCATTCAGGATACCTGTAATGATATAGAAGACGTTTTGTTGGAGACTTTACGATGAAGGTAGCAGTTATTGGTGCAGGTGGTCATGTTGGCTTTCCATTCTCTTGTGTTATCGCTAATGCTGGTCATACAGTTTATGGTATTGATATCAATCAGGACGCAGTGGACTTACTGAATAAGGGTATCGTACCTTATGTTGAAGAGGGCGCCGCAGATATTCTAAACGAGAATCTACGAAAAGAACGCTTACTATTTACAACAAATTTTGATTTCATCAAAGATGCTGACGTAGTTGCTATTATGATTGGCACACCTGTTGATGGTGAAGGTAACGCCAGACTAGATGACTTATTCGACTTTGTTGATAATACTCTTATTCCTCGTATGCATACGGGTCAGTTGATTGTTCTACGGTCTACTGTATCGCCAGGAACAACAGAGGTTCTTCGCAAGCATATTTCATATAAGCATGGATGGGCAGAAGGTGGTGATTATCATCTCGTATTCTGTCCTGAAAGAGTTGTGCAAGGCAAGTCTATGGTCGAAACATCTAAACTGCCACAGTTGATTGGTGCATTCACTCAACATTCGTTTGGTGTTGCTAAGGACTTTTTCAGCACATTCATCAAGAATGAAATTTTTTATCTAACGCCAAGAGAAGCCGAAGTTGGTAAACTCATGACGAATATGTATCGTTATGTTACCTTTGCTTTTGCTAACGAGTTTTGGATGATCGGAGAGAAACATGGAATCAACATTGACAAAGTTATTGACGCATGTAACCACGATTATCCTCGTATGTCTGTACCACACCCTGGTCCTAATGTGGGTGGTCCTTGTC